TTCACTTGTGTTGTATGATATGCCTGAGTTTAAGCGAAGAAAAGCAAGATTCATGCTGGAATTAGAAACGGTTCGACAAGTATTTGATTCAGAAGATAAATCAGATAAATATCCGAAAAAGGAACAGGACCTAAAAAATAAAGAGGTTGAGAAATTACTCTTTGAAGTCTATTTGAGATGTGATAAAAATAATAAGGCTGGTAATCAGGCAATTACTTCATTCTTTAAAAAGGCATAATTAGACGAACGCCATTCCCATATTATAATACCAATTCGAAGAAATATAATCCTGACCTGGGCTAATGGCTGTATCATCGAGCTTTGTAAGATTTGGTCCTTTACCAAATAAGGCTTGAATATCATCGTATTTTAATGCATAATCATAATATCGTAATGAAGATATATTTCCTTCAAATCCACCATTCAAATCTCCAATATAAGTATCATAGTAATTTTGTCTCGGCAAATTATTTAATACTTTTCTTTGAGTCATTACACCGTTAATGTAAATATCTACCGTAGTATTCTGTACTCTTATGGTACAGTTTACCCATTTTTCAATTGGAATATTTTTAATTAAAATGGACTCAGCAAACTCTGCACTAGAAGAGGATGGTTGAAAGGTATTAATTACAAATAATAAGTTTGCATGATTATTATCAATCGCAGAACCTGATAGAGGATAAACGGAACCACTTAAGTCATATTGAGTAATGAATAATCCAGGAGAAGAAATTACTATCTTAGATTCGGTTGATAAATTAGACTGTAGTGATAGTTGAGATTCAGCCCCACTTCCCTTGGAGAAAATTCTCTGATATTTATCTGTTCCAAGATTTCTTACATAGAACCAAACATTCCATGTAAATTCCAATCCTTGTTCACGGTTATCAGACCTGTAAATAGGTTTTGAATCAGTAGCATTTGGATTGGAATAGATAGTCATCGTATTGTTTGCATCCACCATACCATTAATTAAAATCGGACTTGTATTTCCCATAAAATAACTGTTTAGTAAACCGGAACCAACTTGAAATAAAAATGTAAAAAGAACTAACATAAGAATAATAAAAACAAATTTACTGATAGCACTATTAGATTCAGCAAATTGGGTTGTGGTGTTCATGATGGAGCGTAATGGATTCATAACCGTTGGATTTTGAGTTGTTTTTGCCTCAATTGACTTTTTTGCTGAATCAACTTTATTAGTAATATTATTTTTTAATTTGGAGGCAGCATTTGTAATTTTTGAACCAATTTCCTTTGTTTTATTTAAAGCCATTTTTGCTTGATTGGTCATTGTTGTACCATTCCTTTTATTAGTATTTATCATTATATAATATAAGTAATATTTTATAATGATTTAGTCAATATTAAAATGTATATTGTGCAACCTGATTGTTGTCTTGATAAAAAGTGAATGAGGCTTGATAACGATTCAAAAAGTTTCCTAATAAGTTTGTACTGTAACCAGCCTTGTAGATATCCCACACATCACTTGGAGATAAAAACTTGCTATAGAAACGAGTATTCGATATGCTTCCAGAATATCCTCCATTGTTTCCTGTAATCATAGACCCAGATGTTCCAGTGGTAGATGGTAAATATAATGGATACTGATTTACAGTTGTATCTACCAATTTACCATTAATATAAGTATCCACCTTATTTGTACTAAAACAGCATACAATATTAACCCACTTTTGAATATTAATATTTTGTACAGTAATGGTTTTAGTTGTAAGTGTAGTGTCCGTAGAGGAAACAGCGTTATTTGTAGTATAAGTATTATAACTAATAATTAAGTTATTTTCAAAAGTATCTAAATCGAAACTGACCGGATTAGATGAACCTGGTTGATTATAAGTCAATATATTCTTGGTGGTTCCAAAACCATAATTCCAATCTTGAATATATATCCATGTACTAATTGAGAATGATTTATTCTGTGCGACCGACTTTAATTTATCACCACTTATGGTAACTGCGTTATTTGCTGGAGTAGGACTATCTATTACTTCATAATAACTTTTAAATATATTAAGACTTGTTAAAAGCATGATTGCCAATATACCTAAAAATGCAATCATGATTAACTTGGGTCTTCCACTAACCTGTTCAGTAAAAACTAGATATCCACCAACTATAAGTATTAAAATAACGGTAATAGAAGTCAATGATAACAAATCCATTTATATTATAAAATTATAAAAAAATATACCTAGATAGGCGGGTCTTTATTGTTAAACTGTGTGTATATAGATTTTATTTTGCTTGCACTAAGTGGAGTTACATAATATTTTACATTACATACACCGCCTATATTACTATTATCTTTTGACCCTATGGTTAACAAAGCATCGTCATAAAGATAAGGTGAAATATTTCTGTAATTTCCAACTAAATTATTATTAATAAATAAGTCTACTGTTCCGTAACTATAAGTAATTACAAAATGATTCCATCTCTGGAACAGTATATTATCTGTACTGTATAAAACCTTTTTAGAACCTGAGTTTTGATATTCTTGATATTCTAAAGTTAGTAAGGATGTATTGGAATCATAATATAATGAGGGTAGAGTTCCATATTCAAGTAAAACCTGTTTATTTTTTGTTGGTTCTATATGATGTAAATATATCCATAAGGAAAGTGAATATCGATAAACTCTGGGTTCGGTTTTTAGAGGTCTAAATACATCCGCGATGGTTAATACTGTACTATCTCTGGTAGCTAAAAAGGCTGCATATACAATCGATGCTTTCTCTACTAAGGATAATAAATAGGGTTCATTTTGTATCACCTGTTTAATGTAATCCCTTAATTCTTGAGGTCTGTCTCGAAGTTTACTTATTTGGTCAGCAACATAGGCATCTTTGGATGTAATGATTCCAATTATTTTATCTTGTATTTGATACAATGAATTGTTTGTCTCATTCAAAAACATAGTATCTTCATTCATCAAAGTTGTAAAATTTTCATAATAGGGCATAGTTACTTTATCTGGTGGAACCAGTAAGTCGAATGTTTTTCTCTTTACAGGATGAATATTATAAGAAATGTCATTTGCGGATAAATCAACATTAGAGATATCAGTATTTACCATGTTATAATCAATCGAATAGAAATCCTGTAATAAATTTTGTATCCATCTATCATAGAAAGGCATCGCATCCAATACCTTTTGTCTCAGTTCACTGGTTGTCATATTTACCTGTATTTTATTTAAGTATACAGGTTTTTCTAATATAACAACACCATCATTTTTATACATCTCTTTTTTTACCATTGGAACCAGATAGAAAATAAGGCAATAAACAACTAATATAATAAATACAATAAATACACTCGATGGTGTGTTTTGATAATCTTTCTTTAAAAAGTCGATGGTATCTGTTAAGAGACAAGGTATATACATCACAATATCTTTAATTAAATCTAAGGTAGCATTATCAAATGTATTGGTTTTAGAATAATTACTAAATAAAGATAAGATTAGAATAACCAGTCCTAAAGTAACCGGAAGAGATATATTCAATATAAATACAAAGATTTGTTTGATATATTTATAAATAAAATAACTTACAACGGTAAATAATAAAAATAATAACACATAGTTAACATAACTTTTGAAGTATAATACAAATTTTAATTTTAAGTCTTCAATTAGATTTGCATCCGCTGGAGTCGTATTATTCACATATCGTTCAATAAAAATTAAGACACAAAACATAACAAGAATATAAAAAATAATAAAGGGTACTTGGGCATAATATAATACGTTCAGTGGATTCATGTAAAAAATATACATACCAATACAGATGACCAAAAACAAAATACTACCTAATATTTTATAATTAATAGGTATGGATTTTTGATAAGAAGAAAAATTGGGTCCCTTTTGTTGTGCCTCTGTAGTAGATTTGGTGTATGAGTCTAATTTACCAAATTTAGATACAATATTACTCATGGATATATTAGAACCATTTGGTTTATTTATCTTAGCCATATTATGTTAAAATTAGATTATATATTCTCCATGAATGTTTTTTCGCCATGACAATTTCTACATAAGGCAACTAAATTACTTATGTCATTTGTTCCACCACGGTCTAAACGTTGGGTATGGTCCACTTCAAACCAGGCAGTTAATTGTTGCTGACATTTACCACATTTCCATCCTTGATTCGAAGCCACCAACTTCTTTTTGACTTCACTGACACTTCTTTTGTTGCTATTCTTTCCTGAATTTTGGATTCGATTGATAGAGCGAGTGACAGGGTCAGTATACGTAAATGGGCTTATGAGGTCTTTTGAGTTTTTATCGATAGGTAAAACTCCTACAAAATTTTTGACATTATTCAAAGTATCTATGCTGCCAGCAGGATTCTTAACTGACATGACGTATAATCCTAAACCCATAATGCCGATTCCAACCATTTTATAATATTTTTTATGAGCATTAAAGTTTTTTAAAAAATAATTGTCATGATAAGTATTGTATAAAAGTCCTCCTGTAATGATTAAAATGAGTAAATTTGTATTCATTATTGAATTTTATATAGATAATAAAACAATAGTAACAAAATAAAAATGAAAATGAAATTGTGGGTTCTTTTTATCTTGTAAGCTGAATCATCATGAGATATGTATAATTCACGAATATATTCTGGATATTCCTTTACTCTTAAATTTAATTCTTTATGAAAATCTTGATAGAT